TCTTCGACCTTGTACTTCTCTTAGGAAAGGTTCTACAATGTTTCTAAAGTTAGCTCTTGTAAATTCATCATTGAATTCAAAAAGTTGGAATTTAGAAGCAGTTGAAATTGCCTTTTCTAATACGATAAACAATCTTCTTACGTTGATTCTATCGAAAGCACTTGGTGAGCCTAGACCTGTTTTATCTCCGAATAAAATAGTTCCTTGACCTGGGAAGGTAGCAACTGGATTTATTCTAGCAGGATATAGTCTATCTCTTTGAGCTTTTGTTGGGTTGTATGCCAACTTAACAGCGCCTCGAATAACACCTCGGTTGAAACCAGCAGGTGAATACCAAGCGTCAGCAGTTAAGTCTGTTCTAGCAGCCAAACCAGCAATATCGCCGTTTAACGGTACATATCTGTACACATCATTATATCTGTCGTACATATATTTGTATCCACTATCGAATACAATGTATGAAGATGATCTAACACTTGTTGAACCACTAAAGTAGTCAATCACATTGTTAGTTTGTGTTTCAGAATTTGTAATGTTTACAACGTCAGCTCTTTCTGGTGAAGCAAATACAACAGCATCTTTTCTATTTTCAGCAATTGTAATTAAGTTGTCTAAGTGAGTTCTTCCCTCACCAGCAACACCTTGACCAGCAATGATTAGACCTACATCAACTGTTTCAGCATCATTAAACTTCTCGTAAGCAGTTTTTAACTGACCAGTTGTTACAGTAGAACCATTAGAACCACCAGCAAGTGATTCACTTGTAGGTGTAGTCACACTTGTGAAAGTTGTTCCACTAGCAGCATTACCCCAATTGGTTCCAGATGTATTGTGATCCATCCAGTAAATGAAACGTGATCTATTGTATATTACGTTTGGATAATAGTTATCATCTCCTTGTGGAGATTTAGCGTCACTTGCTTTTGAAAGATTAGAAAATGATTCTAATACAGTTCCAGGAACGCCTGATATACCACCATCTTCATCAACGACTACAACGTGGATTTCATCACCTGAACCTGATCTATCAGATACATATGGTGAAGTTCCAGGAGCGCCGTCAACTTGATCGTAATATCTCCATCTTCTTTTAATTCTAGCGTCATCAGCTACAACTCTTTTTAGTCCGCCAGCACCTCTTGGGTGTTGAACGATACCAATTGAAGTTGAAGCAACACTAGTTACTCTATATTGATCGCCGTCATCAAAGTCTGCTGTAGCAGCTGTAGTTGAAAATTCAATGATGTCACCTACGTTTAAGTAAGTTGTAGCATCTGAATCGACATCAACAGTTGTGTCTCCAACAGCTAAGTCGGCTTGATCTACTTGTTGTGATGTTGTTAACGTTGCTTCATAAGCAGCAGCAGAAGGACAAGTAGCAACTAATATGTTGTTACCCCAACTACCCGCTGTTCTAGCAGCAAACGTACCAACAGCAGCTTGTCCAGTAGAATAATTATTTGTATAATCGTCTGTATTCTTAACTAAGATACCGCTTAAGTTAGCAGTAGCGTTAAGAGCACTTGTTTGGGTTGCTCGTACAACTCTTAGAGCGTTAGAATATTGTAGGTAGTTAGCAGCACTGAAGAACCACTCAAAGTTGTTTCCATCAGGTTTACCAAATGTATCTACTAATTCTTGCTCACTAGAGATTGAAACTATCTCGTCTAATGGACCTTGGTTGAATTGACCAGCAAAGGCTCCGATAGATGTTGATACCGCAGGAATGATTCTTGTTAAATCTCTTTCCTGTACGAGAACACCTGGTGATACTTGAAATGCCATAGGTTTTCTCCTCTAATTAGCTAATTATTATCGTTTCAAAAGTCATAAGTTTTCTTATGCCCATAGTCAAAATAGTTTTATCATAACTATTGATATTTATAATATCTTAGAATTACAGTCCTTTTCGTGTCACAGGATGCCATACTGTACCATATTCATCTACTGTAGATTCTTCGTGTTCATTGATACCGTCATCCATAAATCCAAACGGTGCCATATCTTGTTCAATCAAATTTTGTTGTTCTACATACATTTGATTACGTATATTCGAGTCTGTTAATTCTTTAAAATACGTCTGATTAGAGATCCAACCAAAGATCACTAAACACATCATCAAGTCATCATTGGTACCTTCTTCGGCTTGCCAAGATTGACCTTTTTTACTAAATGTTGACATTTCTTCTATAATGCCAAAGTCATTAATTACTAACTTATCGCCTTCAACTAACGTCTTTATATTAGTACAACCAATTTTTTTAATCTGTTTTGTCATACGAATACCTAATTGACTACCACGACCACTATACATAGCACCTAATATTTGACCAGCACGACCTTTTTGTGTTGTCATTAATAAGTTATCATATTCTATTTCGTATTGTAAAGCATCCGATACTTGTTGACCTAAGTCATTGACTTCTACTAATATATGTGCTTTATTATATCCGTCACAAGTTTGTTGTATAATATTTGGAAAGACAAAAGGTTTAACTTCATTATTTTTATAAGTACAGACAACTCTATAAGGTACTTTTGAAACATCAAAGATAACAAAAGCAGAATAGTCTTTACTGGTACCACGTGCTACGTCAACAGTACAAACATAAAGATTGCCTTTAACAGGTCGTTCAAACATTTGTAATCCATTTCTACTTTCAATTGGATCAGAATAAGGTGTTGATTTAATTTTATATGGTGATATTAATGTATCTACTGAACCAAGGAAGTCACACTCAAACTCTTGTTGGAATTGTTCTTTAGAAGTGTTACGTATTGTTTCTTCTTTCCATTTTTCATCTCTACCTGGTACTTCACTCCAATGTACTTCTATAGGCACATAATCGTTCTTGCCGTTTTCAGCGTCAGTCCATAATTTGTAATAATGATTCATACCATACGGTGTAGATACTATAATCATTTTAGTTTTTTGACCTGAAGATATAGTAGGATAAACTGAACTAAAAAACATTTCAGCAATATTAACAGGTACGAAAGCAAACTCGTCAAGGAAGATAATATTAAATGAACCTCCTCGAATAGCACTTGATGATGTAGCGGCTGCCACAATTTGAGATTTGTTTTCTAATTCGATAGAACCTTTGTTCCAGTTAATTACACCTTGTTGTAACCACTTAGGTAAGTTTTCATAGGCTAATTGTAAACGACCTAATATATCTCTTGCCGTAGAACTTTTGTTAGCAAGAATAGCAATATTAGAATTAGGATTAAACAACGCATAGTGTAAAAGATATGAAATCGTTGTTGTTGATTTACCTGATTGTCTTGGTAGTTTACATATAGTAAATCTGTTATCGTGTATGGTTTGTACAATCTTTTTTTGAAAGTCATACATTTCAAATGGCACTAAACCTTTATCTAGTGATACAATACGAATATACTTTTCCATAAAATATAATGGATCACTAGCACACTTTTGAAACTCTACAATTTGTTCTTGTGTATATTCTACAGGAGTATTAATCTTTTTAAGATTAGGATTTCCTAAATAAGCATCACTCATTAATTATTACTCCTTCGATATGTGTATAACCCATTTGTATAGCAGCCGTAATTCTTTGACTGCCTTTATAAACAGTATATTGTTTTTCTATATATGGATTTCCATTCGCACCCATACGTGGTGTATCAGATACAAAACATTTTTCAACTTGTATTGGATCAATCATTTCTTTGCCGTCTAATATGTCAACTAAAGCAAGACCGTGTTTAACATAAGTTAAATCACTTATCTTCAATATCGTCTTGTTCGGGTGATATGTTTTTGCTCTCAATAGTTTCATCTTTTTTTAACATCTTTTGTAATTCTGCCGTAGAACCGACAAACAGAGCATTTTTAATATTTTGATTTGCCGTTTTAGGCAACTCTTTTAAATCTTTTAGTTTTTTTTGTAAGTCTTGTAGTTTATCTACTGTTCCAGCAACTTGACCAATTAATTGACCTGCTACTTCATAGGCACGTGGATGTTGACCTTCTCTAGCAATATCTAATATGCCTTCAATGGCTTCTTGTCCACGTTCTATTAAGTTATAGTAATTTTCTCTACTATATTTGTAATCGTTATCAATATCAGGTGATTCTTTATCTTCTTTTCTTGGAACAGGAGCCTTAAACTCTTTTGTTTCAACAGGTGCTTTTTTATCAATACCTAATATTTCATTAACTTTATCTTCTAATTTACTCATAAAACTATTTATGAATCTATTAGTTGTTTAGTTTCATTCCTTTGAAATAAGGAGGTAACCCTAAATGAGGTCTTCCATCAAAGATATTTTGATCTGCGTTTGGTGATGCTACATTGTTATAATGTAAAAACACTTGAGCACAATCTTGTCCAATAAATGGCTCTCTCCAATGTTCAAGTATCATACCTTTATAAACTAACATATCGCCTGGTTGTAATATAACTTTAGAACCTTTATTGTTACTTGAAGCAGTAATACCTTTTTTATCATCTGGTACTCCTACATTCTTTTTGTTTTCAATATAGATCGGCCATTCATCGCCACCAAGATTTAATGTTGTTGAAATCTCACAACTAAATCTATCTTTATGTCTATGTAATATGTCGCCTGTTTTATAGATACGAGCATACGCATAAGTTGGATTTAATTTAAGACCTGTTTCTTTTTCCATCTTTGGTTGTACGGCTAATAACAATGTTTCCATCGCTACATCAGCGTAGTTTGAATATGTGTTTGGCACTTGTTCATCATTCCATACTCCCCATTCAGTTGTAAATGGTGAGATATATCTCGTATCAAAAAAAGTACGAGCAACTTGTCGTTTCATTAAAAAGTAATTGTACACAAAGTTTGCTACTTTAGGATCAATTGCTTGTTTAATAACTATGAAGTGATTATTTTTAAACTTAGCTTTCATTATTTCATTCCTTTTGCTGCATTCACTATAATGTTTCTTACGGCCTGTAAGTTAAAGTGAATAAATCTAAATGGTTCTACACCGTCATCAACGGCATATTCGTGTGCTACATAAGCAGGAAAAAGTATTAATGTTCCTGGCTTTGGTTTGTAATGTATTTGATCTGACATTGTACTAATTTTACTTCTATCTTTTTGTGGTAATTTTGTCATCATAGCACCACCTCTTGGATCGTGCATTATAGGAAATGATGTTTTATCACTACACTTTAAAAAGTAAAAACCTGATATATGATTGTCCCAATGAACGTGTGTACTGTGATGACCACCACCGTTTTTAGAAAACTCTTGTACCCAAAATTCAGTAAAGAACATTGTATAATCTTCCATCTTATAACCCCATTCATCTAATAGATTCCAAGCAGTTTGACCTACGTAAGCTTCCATCTCACGTAATCCTGGATCTCCATTTAATGGTGTTGAGTGATAAGACCAACCGTGATCTTTTACTTTTTTAAAATCTTTTTTACCTAAAAACTTTTCTCTTTCTTTAAGTTTAGGTGCTTCTCTTTTGTAAGCTTCGTCTATGTATTTGTCCGTGGCTTTGATTGCACTTGGTAACCACTCTGGTTTTTCTATACTATAAACTGGTGTACTAAAGTACCAATCTGTTCTTAGTGTATCTTTGTTCGCCATTACTGTCATTATTTACTCCTATTCATCATATATATACGTTATCTAAAAGGCCATCCTAAACTCCACATCACTAATGAATATCTTACTCCACTTGTAACAGGTGCTACTCTATGCCACACAAAACTAGGAAAGACAATAACTGAACCTCGTGGTCGTATTTCGTCACAAGATTTAATTTTTGCTTTTTTGTTTCTTTCCCAATCTACTTGATTTCTAAAATCAAACTCTAAATTACCACCAACATATTCATCAGGATCAGATAATGAAATCGTCATTGATAGTTTTCTAATTTTACCGTGATCTGGTGGCCAAGTGCCATCATCATTTTGTTTTCTTTGATAAGGTTCTTC